CTGAAGTCGTATGAGTCGGTCGATATCTGCTGGGTCGAAGAGGCGGCGGTCGTCTCGAAGCGGTCCTGGGACATCCTGATCCCGACGATCCGAAAAGAGGGATCAGAGATCTGGATCAGCTTCAATCCTGAATTGGACAGCGACGAGACCTATAAGCGCTTCGTTATCGCCCCACCCGAGAGCGCCATAGTGGTGCGGATCGGGTGGGAGGACAACCCCTGGTTCCCCGACGTCCTCAAGGCTGAGATGGAGGCCTGTAGGGCCCGCAGTGAGGACGACTACCAGCACATCTGGGGCGGCGCCTGTATCCAGCAGGTTGAGGGCGCGATCTACGCCAAGGAGATGCGAGAGGTCGATCGTGAGGGCCGGATCACCCGGGTGCCTTACGACGCGACGAGGCCAGTCCAGGCGGCCTGGGATATCGGCGACCGGTACACGGCGATCTGGCTGTACCAGGCGTTTCCGTTTGAGCACCGCTTCATCGACTACATCGAGGGCGAGTCGCTCGCTCTCAGGGATTACCTGCACCAGTTGCAGTCTCGCGGCTACGTCTACCACTGCCAGTACCTGCCGCATGACGCCAGGAGCCCGCAGCTTGGCACTGGGCGCAGCATCGAGGAGCAGATCCGCAGCGCCGGCTTCAAGGTCGAGATCGTCCCCCGGCTGCGGCTGGCCGACGGCATCAACATGGTGCGGACGGTGTTCCCGCAGTGCTGGTTCGACGGTGAGCGGTGCGCTGACGGCCTACAGGCCCTGCGACGGTATCGGTGGGCGCCTGATGGGGCCCAGGGCCAGGTCAGGCGCGAGCCGCTGCACGACATCTACAGCCACCCGGCCGATGCGTTTCGGTATGCGGCGGTCGCCCTGAAGATGCCCGGGGGGAAGGCACCAGCACCCCGGAAGGCCCCGCCTACCAGCACCTGGAGTTGATATGGGCATCATCCTGTGTCTGGGCACCTGGTTGGTGTTTTCGGCGCTCTCAGCGCGTCTGGCGTGTAGGGATTGGGGGGGTGATGTTGGTCCTGGTTGTGGCGATGGCCTGGTTGGTTTCTGAGTTCATGGAGCCGAGCGAATGACGACATTCCACGCAGCGAAAGAAGGCGACTGGGACGGGACCGCGACGCCGGCGTCCAAGCAGGATGAGGATTTGCTGAAGCGGATCCAGGCCGACTGGAAGTACGCGACTGAGCACCCGGACTGGAAGGAGAACCTCCGGCAGGCCGAACTCGACGACCGAGCCCTGAGCATCGATGGGCCCTGGACCGACGAGGATATCGCGGCCCGCAGCGTCAAGGGCAGTGAGCGCCCCTGCATCCACCTGGATCAGCTTTCGCAGTACGTCGCGCAACTCGTCAACGAGGCCAAGGCGAACCCGATCGCGATCAAGGCGACGCCAGCCAGCGGCGATGTCACCGAGGAGAACGCAGAGCTTCGGGCGGCCAGGATCCGAGCGATCGAGTACGAGTCGAAGGCCGAGCGGGCCCGCCTNCAGGCNCTCNCCGATGCNGCGCGGCACGGCTTTGGCGTCTACGGGATCACCATCGAGCGCAAGTCGTGGGACGACTTCCAGCGCGTGATCCGGTACAGGACGTTTCTAAATTCCTATTCGGTCATTTGGGATCCCGAGTGCCAGCAGCCCGACTGGTCCGATATGCGCTACGCCTTCGTTCTGTCGCGCCTGTCGAAGGATCAGTTCCCTGTTGAGTTCCCGGACGCCCAGATCACGAGCTTCGGCCAGGAGCACGTCGCCACGGGTTGGGTCGACGACAGCAGCGTCCAGATTGCCGAGTACTGGTATCGCAAGACCCGCAAGCGGACCCTGTTGAAGGTTGAGGTGCCTGGCGCCGAGAAGCCCCTGAAGGTGTTCAAGGATCAGCTTTCCAAGGGCTTTGTACTGCCCGGGAGCGACGAGCAGGTCGTCCTCGAAGGGCACACGGTCAAGTCTGATGCGATCGTGCTCCAGGATGGCTCTCAGTGGAAAATCCTGGACCGCCTGGACACGCTTGAACCTCAGATCTGGATGTGCAAGACCAACGGCATCGAGATCCTGACCGATCCGCAGAAGTGGCCCGGGAAGTGGATCCCGCTGTTTCCCCTGGTGGGCGAGCAGGTCTTCGAGAAGCGCGGTGGGCGGACCCGCCGGGTGATCAAGTCCTACATCCGGGGCGGCCGGCACGGGCAGATGTTGTTCGACTACTACGTCTCCTCGGAGGCAGAGGTCGTCGGCATGACCCCCAAAACGCCTTATGTGGGCGCCCTGGGGCAGTTCGAGGGCCTGGAGGACGACTGGGACACGATCCACAAGGTAGCGCGCGGCAGGATCGAGTACAGGCCGATCCTGGATAACGTGGGAGCGGTGCTTCCCCCTCCAAAGCGCGAGCAGTATGAGCCCCCGATCAAGGCGATCGAGATCGGCAAGGAGTCCGCGAGGCGCAGCATTCAGGCGTCGATCGGATCCTACGGCGTCACCCGCCTGGACGACACCAACGTCAAGAGCGGGGTTGCCCTGGAGCGGCTGAAGGCCCAGAACAACATGGGGTCGTACCACTTCATCGACGCCCTGAAGGCGATGATCCAGCACGACGGGCGTGTGGTCAACGACCTCCTGGATGACGTCGAGAGCGAGGAACTGACGGCCGGCCTGCGTGACCTGGACGGGACCTACCGGGTGAAGAAGCTCAACACCGAGGACCCGAAGACCCGGCTGCGGCTGACCGATGAGGACCAGACCGAGATCACGATCAGCACCGGGCTGCCGTTCCAGTCGCAGCGTGAGGAGGCCCAGTCGGTCGGCGACATCCTGATTCAGAACATCAACGCGATCGCACCCATCATCGGCCAGCAGAAGGCGGTCGAGCTTCTGGCTTTCACCCTGGAGATGCGTCAGCTTGGGCCCACGGGCGACAAGATGATCAAGATCCTGGTGCCGGAGATGGACGGCGAGCAGGATCCGAAGGCGCTGGCGGCCGAACTGCAGAAGTGGCAGGGATTGGCCGAGGCGCTCGGTCAGCGGATCCAGGCGCTCGAAGCGGAGAAGGCGGCGAAGACGGCCGGCCTGGAATCCAACGAGCGGATCGCGGCGATGCAGGCACAGATCGACAAGTTGAAGATCGTCGTCGACCTGATNAAATCCGAGAAGTCCAGCCAGCTTGATGCGGCGAAATCCCTGGCCTCCCTGCAGTCGCAGGAGTCGAGCCGGGTGATGGACATCGACCTCAAGCGGGCCCAGATGGCGATCGACCAGGTAGCGGCCGAGAAGCCGCCCCAGCCCGAAGCACCTGGACAGCCTCCCGCTGCGCCAGGGCAGCCCCAGGGACCGGGAATGCCGCCTCCCCAGGGCGAACCCCAGGGAATGCCGGCGATGCCTGACAACGGCCTTCCTATCGGCCCTCCGGCCGGTGGGATGGGCGACCTGATGTGATTCAAGGGCCGGTCATGTGATTCATCGGAGGATGACGCACTCCAGCGATACGGGGCATGACCGGCTNCCCGCCATGAGCGGGACCCGAAACGTGGGCCTTTGACGGGCCCACAGCCCCATTTACTCCTACTTAGGAAGGAAGTCCTATGGCAGACGAAGTCGGCGCCTCGTCAGCGTCAGCAGAAGGCAGTGCTCCGGGATCCCAGGCCCCGGTATCCAGCGGCGATGCGTTCTATGCGTCCGCTGACGAAGCTCCTGGTGATGAGTCGAGTCAGGACGAGTCGACACCGTCCACCCAATCCGACCCGCCCGACGAGGGTGGGGAAAGCGTAGACGCCTCGGAAGCGCAGAGTAATTCTGGTTCGCGGCCCAGTAAGGCCGAGAAGCGGATCAAGCAGCTTACAGCGAAGATCAAGGCCCTTGAGGCCAAGATCGCGGCTCCTGCCCAGAAAGCGCAGGAGCCGGCGGCACTACAGGAACCGAAAGAGCCCTCCATCGACGACTTCGAGGATTACTCGGAGTACCAGGGCGCCCTCAAGAAGTTCAAGGAGGACGTCGCCAAGTACGCCGTCGAGAAGGATCGGCTCGAGCGGGAACGCGCAGCGGCTGAAGCGAAAAACCAGGAGGAAGCGAAAAAGCAGTGGGAGGCCTGGGACAAAAAGGTCCAGGCGACCAAGGCGCGCAACCCTGAGTTCGACACAAAGTCCTACTGGGAAGCGATCCAGCCCTCACAGGCCATGGACGCCTTCTTCCAGTACAGCGAAATCGGCCCCGACGTCATGAGTGCCTTGTACGATGACCCGGATGAAGCCGAGCGCATCAGGGACCTGCACCCGATCGCCCAGGTGATCGAGCTTGACAAGATCGCCCGCAAGCTGTTGAACCAGATCAAAGGTCTTAAACCGAAACCCAGCGGTGAAAAGGGAGGAGTCCCGTCATATGTCACCGGTGGGGGAGCAGCACCGATAAAGCCGAAGTCGGCCGCAGACGTGCTGTACGGATAGGAGTTAAGTCATGACCTCTGCAATCACCGGATCGGCGCTTACCCTGTTGGATTGGGCGAAGCGGCTGGATCCCAACGGCAAAGTGCCGACCATCGTCGAGCTTCTGAATCAGACGAACGAGATCCTCGACGATATGCTTTGGAAGGAGGGCAATCTCGAGACCGGCGATCGGGTGACCGTTCGCACCGGGCTGCCCAGCGTCTACTGGCGCATGATCAACCAGTACGTCGCGCCCAGCAAGTCCAGGACCGCGCAGATCGACTTCGGGACCGGGATGCTTGAGTCCTGGAGCCAGGTCGACGAGGATCTGGCGAAGCTCGGTGGGAATCTCAATGAGACCCGCCTGAGCGAGGCCAAGGCGTTCCTGGAAGCCATGAACCAGGAGATGGCCGGCACCGTGTTCTACGGCAACTCCGGGACCGCTCCCGAGGAGTTCACCGGCTTCGCGCCGATGTTCTCCAGTTCTGCCGCTGGCAACGGCCAGAACATCATCCTGGCCGGCGGGAACTCGACCGACAACTACTCGATCTGGCTCGTGGGCTGGGGCGAGAACTCGGTCTACGGCATCTTCCCCAAGGGATCGAAGGCCGGCCTGGTGCACAACAACATCGGCCTGGTCACCGACACCGATTCCAGCGGCGGCAAGATGCGTGTGTACCAGGACCAGTGGAAGTGGCACGCTGGCCTGACCGTCAAAGACTGGCGCTACGTCGTTCGCATCGCGAACATCGACGTCAGCGACCTGATCGGAGTCAACAGCGCGGCCGACCTGGTCGAACTGATGATCAAGGCGACCTATCGCCTTCCCAGCCTGAAAAACTGCAAGCCTGCGTTCTACATGAACCGGACTTGCGCGGAGATGTTGGACATCCTGCGGCGCAACGATGTTGTGGCCGGCGGCGGTCTGACGTTCGAGAACGTCGATGGCAAGCGCCAGATGAGCTTCCGGCAGATCCCGATCCGCATCGTGGATCAGCTTGTCACCGAAACCACGGCTATCAGCTAAGGAGGCCCCGCATGATCCTCGATAAGAAGATGGAATTGGCGAGTGCTCTGGCTGTGACCGACGCCGACGCCTACACCACCTACGCCCTCGACCTGGGCAACCCGACCGTGAAGAACGATATCGCGGCCGGCGAGCCCATGGCGATGGTGTTCTGCGTGGACACGGCTGCGGCCGGATCGACTGACACCTCGGACTTCTCTGTGGTTCAGTGCGCTGCGGCCGACTTCTCGTCCGGCCAGGAGAAGCTGGCGACCCGTAGGATCGCCAATGCAGACCTGACGGTGGGAAGCATTCACGTCATCCCGATCCCCAGTCATCCCGATCCCCTCCGCTACCTGGCGGGGCAGATCGAACTGGGAAGCGGTGACACCGTGACCGTGTCGGTCTATGTTGTCCCCCTGAGCTTTGTCGACAAGATCCGGCAGTACGCTCCCGGGTTCAGCATCAGCTAGTAGTACCCTGCAGTACCTCTGAGGGGGGCTTTGCGGCCCCCCTCTTTTCTTATTTCCTTTCGGAGAACCACCATGTCTGCATTCACCGGAACATTTGACGCATCCGAGGTCGGGTCTGTGATTCTCGTTCGCCCGGGCCAGTCGTTTGTTGCCTCCCTGTCGGTCGCTTCCGGCGAGGAAGGCATCGGCAAGGTCCAGTTCGAGCGGTCCCTGAATGGTGGGCAGACGTGGAAGGTCGTCCGCACTGCCACCGGCGCCCCCATGGTTTACGAGGGAGTCGCCGACGCCGAGGCCGACACCGAGCTTACCGGGACGGTGGCGAGCGAGTCACTCATCAACGAGTATCACGACGTCGCGCGCTATCGATGGAACTGCGTCGACTTCGACAAGACCAACAGCGATGACATCCTCTGGTCCATCGAGACGGGCCAGGTCTACGAGTTTGACCCCACCCAGAACGAGGTTCGAGCCGCGCTTCGCGGCGCCGTCGCGCAGGTTGGATGGACGATCGGTGCCGAGGCGGACAACGCCCGGGCGATCGGGATCCAACTGAAGGATGCAGACGGGCAAGACACGATCGGCGTGAAGGCCGTCACCATGGGGGTCTTTGCCGACGCAAACGGGAACGCATTCGCGACGACCGGCGGGTCCACGGGTATCGCGATCGGAACCGACGGGGCCCTGCTGGCCCTGGTAGCAAAGAAGCTATTCGTCCTCACCAGTGAGGCAGATGGCGACATCGACCTGACGTGGACCGACACCGCGACCGAGGCAGTGTACCTGGGCGTTTTTCTGCCGAATGGGTCCATTGCCATGTCGCCGAAAATCCAGAACGCTGCATAAGGAGACGCATGGAACCGATTCAGTCGACAACCAAAAACAAGGCTCCCTGGCCCGTAGTGACCGAGGAGACCCTGGAAAATTCACGCGCCAAGGGCGAGACCCTGCGCGTCCGCTGTATCGCCCCGGAGGGCATTTACTACAACTTCGCGCGCCGGCGTGAGGGGGACGTGTTCGACCTGGTGCCGAAGAAGGCTGCAAAGCTGGCCCAGTCGAAGGGCACGAAGCAGTGGGTGCCGGTCATGGAAAACGGCAAGCCGGTGATCGTCACCATCTCGGCCCGCGAGCAGTTCAGCGAGCAGACGATGGAGATCGTCGAAGACGGCGAGGCCGAATCACTCACGACCGCGCAGATGGCGCTCGACAGAAAGAGCGCGGAGCTTCGCAGCGCGAAGAGCGGGAGGTAGGAAATGGCAGGATCGGTCGTACAGGCAGTCGAAGTAAATCCCAGGCGCACGGTAGCGGTTGTGACCATCGACTGGACGGGCGATGCCGCAAACGGCAGTGTGCCTGATACCCCTCTCAGCGGGTCGGTCATGGGGGCGATCACAGATCACTTCCTCTACACCGTGACGACCGATCCTGGCAGTCCCGCGCCGACCAACAATTACGACGTCACGCTCGTCGACGGTGCCGGGTTCGACATCCTCGGCGGGTCCGGCGCTGACCGGGACGCCGCGAACTCCGAGCGGGCCCTCCCCAAGGTGGGCACCGATCGCCACTATCCCCTCGTTCACGGCGCGCTCACCTTCAAGCTCGCGGGCAATTCGGTCGCCAGTGCGAAGGGCCGAGTCGTGCTCGTGTTCGTCAAGGATCGCCCGCTGTAATCCATCGGCCCCGGCCGGCCACTGCAACCCCTGCAGTGCCGGCCCGGGGCTGCCTGAACGGAGTCGCCCATGAGCATTGCCCCCGTTGAGGTGACAGCCTCCACGATCATCGAAAACGCCCTGCGCCGGATCAACGTGCTGGGAGCCGGCCAGACGGTCGCAGCGCACGACCAGGCCTTCTCTCTCGCTGAACTCAACCTACTGATCGATCACTGGCGCGCCCGTCGTCGGTTCGTCCTCCACTTCCAGCAGATCACCTTCACCTTCGGGACCTCGAAGACGTACTACTCGATCGGCAAGTCTGCCGGTGCCGACATCAACGCCGACCGCCCCGTGAAGATCGAGAAGGCGAACCTGATCAGAGTCGAGGGCGACGAGGAGACCCGCTTCGATCTTGGGATCATCGAACTCGACCAGTTCGCGCGGATCCCCCGGGTCATTGCCGGCCCCGAGCCCCTGGGCATCTTCTACCTGCCCTCTGTGCCCGACGGCACGATCTACCCGGCGCCGTACCCGGAGAACACCGCAGAGGCCCTGGCGAACAAGCTGGAGTTGTTCTGCTGGTCTCACCTCTACAACTACGCGACGGCCGCCTCCAAGGCCTACCTGGCCCCGGGATACGAGGACGCCCTGACCTGGTCCCTGTGCGAGCGGATCGCGCCGGCATTCGGGCGTGAACTGACGGTGCAGCAGATGTCCATGGCGCGCGAGAGCAGGGATGCGATCGCCGTCCACAACACCAGGCCTTCGAGGGTGTCCTCTCTCGATACCGGCCTTCCGAGAGTGGGAGCCTGATATGAAGCTGACCAGCGTCAAAAGAACGAAGGACGAGTTGAAGCCGGTTGAAGCCCCGTCTAAAGCCCAGGAATCCTACCCCTACGGGCTGGAACTGCACCTGGAAAAGGACGTGATCGACAAGCTGGGCATCAAGCCCCTCCCGGGAGTCGGTGCCGTCATGGTCCTGCAGGCGAAGGCGAAGGTCGTCCGGGTGTCGGCGAGCGAATCGGGCACCAGCAACAGCCGGTCGATTGACCTGCAGATCACGTCCATGGGCCTGGAGCCGGAGAAGTCGGCGCCGGCCCCCTCCGAGATCCTCTGGAAGAAATGAGATACCCCAATTTCGTCGATGGATCCAACGACCTGACCGGGTCGGACGGGCAGCGCACTGTCAACCTCATGCCCGAGATGGTGGGCGCCGCCGGTAAGAGCCCTGCGCGTCTGATCGGGACCCCTGGGCTGGCCCAGGTGGCCGAGGTTGCCGGAGCCTCGTCCGGCCGGGGGATCTTTGAGGGTGACCTGGCCGGAACGAAGTACTTCTACGCCGTCATCGACGCCACGCTCTACAAGATCAAGACCGACGGCACCAGCGCGGTGAGCCTGGGATCGGTGGGGACAGACGCCGCAGGAAGCCCGGTGAGCCACGCAAGCGGCGGCCCTGACATGGACACCCTCCTGATCAGCAACGGCGTCGCCTACAGCCTCCTGGGCGGGGTCTTGGCTCCCATTGATGCACTGGACGGGATCACCTGCCTCGACTGCTGCTACATCTCGGGATACTGGATCGTCATCACCTCCGACAACATCTTCATGCGCTCCGAGGTCGGTGACGTCCTCACCTGGGATCCGCTGCATTACGACTACCCGGACCCCCAGGTCGAGCCCCTGGTCGCCTGTGCGGCCAACAACGGGCAGGTCTGGTTCTTCGGCCAGACCCGGACGACGATCTGGGTCCTGGATCCGACGATGGACATCGGCCTGTCGCCCCTCCAGGGCGTCGTGCTGCAGCGTGGGTGCCTGTCGAAGTCCACGGTCAAGATCGTCGACAACGCCATCGTGTGGCTGTCCAGGATGCCCTCCGGTGGCGCCCAGGTTGCGATGGCCCGCAGCTACTCGCCGGCGAAGATCAGCACCCACTGGGTCGACGACATCCTGGAGGGCCTGGGGTCGAGCCTCACTGGCGCTTACGCGATCGTCACCGAGGAGTCTGGGCACGAGGTCTATATGCTCTCGATCCCGAGCGCTTCGACCTCCCTGGCGTTCGATGCGGCCACTCGGCGCTGGCACGAGCGGGCCGGCTACTCCGGGGGCACCTGGAGCNTGCACCTGGCGAAATGTCACCTGGCGAAGGACCAGGTCCACTTCGTCACAGCGCGCAACAGCGGGAAGATCTACACCCTGGACCTGGATCACCTGACCGACGCCGGCTCGAGCATCCGGCGCCTCCGGCGGGCCCCCTACCTGCACCGGGAGGGCGACCTGCTGTCGATCTCCAGGTTCCGGCTGGACATCCTCAAGAGCCTGGGAGCCGAGGGATCGGCCCCGCAGGCCTACATGACGTACTCGGCCAACGGTGGCACAACCTTCAGCACCCCGATCGGGTGCTCGATGGGCGAAACCGACGAGGACCCCAACGTCGTTTCCCTGACCTGGCACAGGCTGGGAACCGGCAGGCACTACGTTTTCGAGGTCTATTCCGACGCCCCCATCCGGCACGTCTGGAATGATGCCTTCCTGAATTGAGCCCATGACGACACTCACGACAAGGGCGTCCTCCAGCAGATCCTTTCCGTGGCCCAAGGATTCGGCGGCAACCTCGCGCGGATGGGGACAAACCTTCAACTCATCGAAATCGCATAGGAGATTGACATGGCACTGAAACTTAGCACGACAGTAAAGAACGCTCGGCTTGATGCAATCGAAACTGCTATCGGCACGGCACCGGTCCTGAAGATCCGATCCGGTCCGGCTCCGGCTGCAATCACGGGCGCGGACAGCGGAGACGTTCTGGCCTCCCTCACGCTTCCCTCGGACTGGCTGGCGGCGGCGTCGAACGGAACCAAGGCGATTTCGGGAACGTGGCAGGATACCAGCGCAGATGCCGCCGGGACCGCCGGCCACTTCCGCATCTACGCCAGCGACGGCACCACGCAGCACATTCAGGGCACCGTCACCGCGACTGGTGCGGGCGGCGATATGACGCTCGACAATACGTCGATTGCGGCGGGCCAGAGCATCACGATCACCTCTTTCACGATCACGGACGGGAACTAAACCATGGCGCAGCTACTCCTTATCACCGAGCGCACGATGGGTGGCACCGGCAATCAGCAGCCCGGGGATATCGTCGCGGTATTCCCGGACAGCCATGTGTTCAGCGACTTGGAGCGCCAACTGTTCGACATCGTGACGGTCGCGGAGAGCAAGGCGTCCATCGAAGCCCTGCGCCCGGCAATCAAAACCATGGTCAGGGCTCCCTCCGTGGACTGGGTGGAGGAACACAGCCTGGAGCGCAAAGAGGCGTGGGTGGACAAGGACGGGACAGTCTTTGAGATCAAGGAGCAGCCCCGCTACCCGCTTGCCTATAAAGACGGCAAGGTAGTCGAGACCTACAGCCGACTCACCGCGAACAAAGCAGAGATCCTAAAAGCAGCCGAAAGGGCTTAAATGGCGACCGAAGTTACAGTCATCGTAGATCCTGATAATGGGGCTGGTACTGACTATACCAGCCTCGCCGCTGCTATTGCGGGAGAGGCCCGTAATCTCGTCACCGCAGATGAGCAACTCACGATCAAGTGCCGCTGCACTGGAGGGACTGCGGACGGACCTGCTACGGTAAGCGGGTTCACGACTGACGCAACTCGGTATGTGAAGATTTGGACAGACCCGAGTGAGAGTTACCGGCACGCTGGGACGTACCCGAGCGGGAATAAGTATCGGATTGAGAATACCCCCATCGGGGACACTGCCGCTTTGACGGTCAGCAGCATAAACGTGAAAGTCGAGGGGCTTGCCGTCAAAAACTCGGCCAGCGGCACCTCCGGGTATCCGTCATGTTTTTATGTTCGGATGCCAAATGGTAGGATAACCTTTAAGTCCTGCTTCGCACTCGGCGAGGGAACTACATCGTCGGGGAACATGGGGTACAACTGCACCTCCTCGACTGGCGCGATTGTCAAACACATCAACTGCGTGGCGACTGGGTTTTATAAAGCTGGATCCTCTTATTATTGTGGTTTTAGGCAGAACGCCCTCGGGACTTTCTATTATTACAACTGCACCTCTTTCTATAATTATCTCGGGTTTAAGCAAGAGCAGGGACACGCGTATGCATATAACTGCATCGCGGCAAGAAACTATGATGATTTCTATGCTTGGGGCGTAGCCGACCACTGCGCCTCCGACGACGGCGACGGCACCAACGCAGTAGATATCAGTCCCGGCGCAACCGAAGCAGACGATTGGGCAGCGTGTTTTACCGACTACGCCAATGGAGATTTCAGCCTCAAGAGTGGCTCTGTTTGCATTGGTGCTGGCGTAGACGATCCCGGCTCCGGTCTCTACTCCGACGACATCCTCGGCAACGCCCGCACTAGTCCGTGGGACATCGGGGCGTTTGAGTATGTGAGCGCGCCCTCCGGCATCA